ACTGTTGACCGTCTGTAATCTTTTTAAGTTTTAATCTATATAGATGTGGATACCACGTAGATGAAAATCCTTCACTGGCACGACCCACATCTTCAATAACATAATAACGTGGTAAACCAAACTCGTAATCATTTAGGGCAAAATTATCACGCAAATGTGGAAGCTCTAATACATCACCGCTTAGAGGTTTACGACCAATATAGTTGATAAAATCATTAATGTGTACAGTCATGTAAATTGTATCATTGTCAATAAACAGACCAAACTGACTTAGGTTGAAGTCAATATTTTGTACATTGTACAATCCGCGAATTGTATACACAGACGGATCATATCTTCGATCCCTGTTTTCTAAAAACAGTAAATCTTGAATGTTTGTTTCTTTAATGCCACCGGTATAGTGAGGCTGATCAGCCGTAGCATTTTCTGCATCTGGATTTTGAGGGCCAATGTATTTGTGCAGATATACGTCAGTAGCGCCGACCTGAAATGCTTCAGAAATCTGACGATCTATAAACTTGTAATCTGCACCTTTTTCGGGTTTGTATAAGGATAAACGTGGCATATGATATTTATCGTAAGATAAATATGAGTGGAGAGTAATAATAATGTCTGATTCTACATCTACTGAAGAAAGAAATAAAGTCTTTGACTACGTTCGAGACATGCTGGCTGACGGCATGGTTGAAGTAGAGCTTGACCCTAAGCACTATGAAACTGCTTTAAATCGTGCTATTGCACGTTTTAGACAGCGCAGTAGTAACTCTGTAGAAGAAAGCTATATGTTTCTTGAACTAATTCAAGACCAAAACGAGTATAAATTACCTAACGAAGTAGTTGAAGTTCAAAGCGTATTCCGCCGAGCTATAGGCTCACGTAGTGGTATGGGCGCAGGTGGTACATTGTTTGAACCATTTAACCTAGCATACACTAATACATACCTGTTAAACAGTACTATGATGGGCGGACTAGCAACATACGAAATGTTTGCAGGATACCAAAAATTAGTAGGTAAAATGTTTGGATCATTTATTGAATTCAAATGGAAAGCAACTAGCCATGTACTTACAATCCTTCAACGTCCCTTTGCAGAAGGCGAACAAATCCTAATTAAAACTTGGAATCATCGCCCTGATTTTGTGCTCTTGCAGGACATTTATGCCGGCCAGTGGCTTAAAGATTATACTCTAGCAACCTGCAAACTAATGCTAGGTGAGGCCCGTTCAAAGTTTGGTTCAATTGCCGGCCCTGGTTCGGGCGGCATTACCTTAAACGGTACAGCCTTGCTAACTGATGGCAAAGCTGAAATTGAAAAATTGGACAAAGAAATCCAAGAAATGATGACAGGCGGCACTCCAATGACGTTTGTTATTGGCTAACAAATAATTTGACCTTGTAATAAATCTGTTATATACTAGCGATACTTTAGGAGATTCGCTATGATTATAGGTGTATGTGGGTTTATTGGTTCGGGCAAAGATACCATTGCAGATTACTTGACTAACTTCCACGGATACCGACGAGAATCATTTGCCAACTCCCTAAAAGATGCCGTAAGCTACGTATTTGGTTGGGACAGAACCATGCTAGAAGGCCGCACAAAACAAGCCCGTGAATGGCGAGAACAAGTAGATCCGTGGTGGGCAGAACGCTTAAACATGCCTAACTTAACCCCACGTTGGGTCCTACAATATTGGGGCACAGAAGTATGCCGCAAAGCATTCCACGATGATATTTGGATTGCGTCATTAGAAAACAAACTACGTACTAGTAAAGACGATATTGTTATTAGCGATTGCCGTTTTCCTAACGAAATTAAATCAATTAAAGATGCAGGCGGTATTGTTATCCGTGTAAAACGCGGTGAAGAGCCTGAATGGTATAAAGATGCCGCAGATATGAATGCAGGCGATCGTTGTATAAACTATATGATGGCCAAAACACGTATGCAAAAACTAGGTATTCATGCCAGTGAAACAGCATGGGTAGGCACCAAGTTTGATCACGTGCTAACTAATGACAGTACTATCGATGACCTGTTTGCCAAGGTTAAAGATCTGGTGTCAGATCCCCTTGACGCCAGCGAACGCCCTCTTTATGCAGGACACGCTGACAGTTTGCACACACCGTCTTAAGATTAGCAGGGCGGGTATTATTGCAATTCCCGTCTATGTGAAATACTCCAAATTGTTCCTTGTGTTTTGACTTAAATCCGCACTTCTCACAGACTGCCTTTTGTCTGTAACCATCTGCATACCACTTAGGATCACCTCGAGCAACTCCTCCATACCTTGTGCAAACCTCACACATAGACCTGTAGTAAACCCTACCTTCTTTACGGTAATTTACAGCTTTAGGCCGTAGTCCACAAGCACAAATGGGTCTAGTCATGCCTTATTTAGTGCCCTTTTATCGCCCTTTTCAAAAGGCTTGATAACCTTCAAAAAAAGCTGTTTGGCTATAAATACTACTAGAGAACACAAGGACTCTAGGAGATAATAATATGGCTCAACTAAGTTCACCAGGCGTAGCAGTAACGGTAATTGACGAAAGTTTTTACACACCGGCCGCCCCAGGTACAACACCTTTAATCATCGTCACTTCGGAAGAAAGTAAGATGAACGGCGCAGGAACAGGTACTGCACCAGGAACACTAAAAGCAAATGC